AGGGACATATCCAATCGGAAAGAACTGTCGATTGATACGGTTAAGCGTATGTTCTCGTTCTTTTCTCGCCATGAAGTCGATAAGCAAGCAGAAGGGTTTGAGTCTGGCGAAGACGGTTATCCGTCTGCCGGTCGAATCGCTTGGGCGCTGTGGGGCGGTGACCCTGGTTTCGCGTTCGCGCGCAGAGTTAAGGAGTCTATTGACGCCGCTGATGCCGAGGAAGACCGAGCAGAGATATCGGGATCAGTAAAGAAAGGGTTACAAAAGAAGGTTGATGACCATAACGAAGAATATGGTGACAGCCCCACTAAAAGAACCAATCTGAGAACCTTAACAGCGGTATTTAAGCGGGGCGTGGGTGCTTATAAGACTAATCCTGGCTCTGTAAGGCCGAATGTGAAAAGCCCGGAGCAATGGGCATACGCTAGAGTCAATAGTTTCCTTTATGTGCTGCGTAACGGTAAGTTCCGAAGCGGCAAGCACGATACAGACCTTTTGCCCAAGGGCCACCCGTTGAGCAGTAAGCGCGGCGAGGAAGACGTTACAGAAAAACGTCCCTATCCGCATGAACATGCTGCTAGAATCGAAAATCCTGAGAAATATCAAGAGTTTAGGCGCAAAAATAACGAGCTTGGAGATGGCATTCATGTCATATTCGGGCTTGCAGATGGAAAGTCTGAAATCCAATCAATACGCTTCGACAAGGAGCTTTTCACAGTCAAAGAGGCTGAAGAATGGTTGGAAGAACGACGGTTTAACGTAATTAAGTTTGAGCCAGCTACCGAGGAACGTGAAATGGACGCAGAACGTCATATTAAGAACGTCGAAGAAACCGAAGACTCATACATCATTGAGTTCGGCAAGAGCGAAGAAGCCGAAGAAATGCAAGAAGTAGAAGTCGCAGAAGCCACCGAAGAGGTCGTAGAAGAAAGCGGCTATGGCTACGATGATGATGAGCGCGCCGAAGAAGCCAGCATGACTCGCGCAATGGCGATGGAGATGTCGCCGATTGATGAGGACAAGCGCACGGTTCGCATGGCTATCTCAAGTGAAGAGCCGGTGATGCGCTCATTCGGCATGGAAGTATTAGAGCATTCAGATGAAGCGATTGATTTGTCGTTTCTAAAATCTGGTCGCGCACCCTTGCTATTAGACCATGACCCAGAAAAGCAAGTTGGCGTGATTGAATCAGTAAGTCTTGATGACTCGGCCCGTAGACTTCGGGCGACGGTACGCTTTGGAAGAGGCGCACTGGCCAGAGAGGCTTTTGATGATATTACCGATGGTATCAAAGCGAACGTAAGCATTGGTTATTCGGTACAAAAAATGGAGCGGAAGGACAAGGACACTTATGTGGTCAAGAAATTCCGTATTCATGAAGCAAGTTTAGTTTCTATCCCCGCTGATGTGACAGTTGGCGTGGGTAGGTCTGGCGAGGCTTCGCAACAACCTGTAATAGTAATCGACAACAAGGAGACAGAAATGTCAGAAGTTGATATCCAGGCGGTTGAGGCACAAGCCCGTCAATCCGCACAGAAGAACGCCGCTCAAATCGTTGAGCTTGGCGCTCGCCACAGCAAGTCAGACATGGCTCAAAAAGCTATCGCTGACGGTGTAAGCATCGAAGAGTTCCGAGGCCAGTTACTGGAAGAAATCGGCACTACTCGCGCATTAGAAAGCCAAGAAATTGGCATGACTAATAACGAAGTACGTCGTTTCAGCCTGATGCGTGCTATCAATGCTATGGCCAATCCTACTGATCGCCGACTTCAAGAAGACGCAGCATTTGAGTTTGAGTGCTCTCGCGCTGCTGCTCAAGAATACGGACGCACCGCTCAAGGTTTGCTACTTCCTGCTGACGTATTGCGTAACTGGAAGCGTGACATGTCTGCTGGCGCTGACGGCGGCCTCGTTGCAGAAGACTTCAAAGGCGAAGAGTTCATAGATGCTTTGCGTAACGCCTCAAGCGTAATGCAAGCTGGTGCTCGCATGCTTGGCGGTCTGACCGGCGACGTTAAGATTCCTAAGAAGACTGCTGCTTCTACTGCTGCTTTCGTAGCATCTGAAGGTGCTGCTGCTTCTGAATCTGAAATGACCATCGGCAACGTTGCTCTTTCTCCGAAGACTCTGGGTGCATTCACCGACGTTACTCGTCAGTTGCTCATTCAAAGCTCTTTGGACGTTGAAGCTCTGATCCGAGATGATTTGGCTGGTTCTATCGCTGTCGCGATTGACAAAGCTGGATTGGAAGGCTCTGGCTCTTCTGGCAACCCCACTGGCATCTTGAATCAGTCTGGCGTTAACCAAGTGACTGACTTCGGTGCTGCAAACCCGACGTTTGCTGAAGTTGTTACTTTGGAAACCGCTGTTGCTGAAGACAACGCTCTGATGGGCAATCTCGCTTACATCTTGCCAGCAAGCATGTACGGCGCATTGAAGACCACCGAGAAAGCTACCAACACTGCTCAATTCGTAGTTGAGCCTGGCGGCACCATGAATGGCTACAACGCCATCGTCTCTAACCAAGCTACGGCAGGGAACCTGTACTTCGGTAATTTCTCTGACCTGTTGATTGGTATGTTTGGTGGATTAGACATCGTTGTTGACCCATACACATCTAGCTCTACTGGCACGGTGCGTGTGGTTGCTCTGCAATCTGTAGACGTTGCGGTACGTCACGCAGTTAGCTTTGCATTCGGTAACGACGGCTAATTAAGCCAATAGAATCCCCGGCCTTCGGGCCGGGTTTTCTTTAAGGGGTATTTATGAAGTATCAAGTAATGAAGCGATGCGTAATCAACGGCCAAAGCTGGAATGTTGGTGACCTCGTTGAAGTCGGCAAAGATTTTGCCGAAGATGAAGTTAAAGGTTTGATGGGTATTGGACGTATTGTTCCTGCCGATGAAACCAAGATTGAGGATCGCTCTATTGGGCTGGACGATAAGCCCATGCCCAAGCGAGCACCTAAGGTAAAGCGGCGCGCTGACTAATGGCTGTTGAGACTGCTGCTGATAGGCTAATTATGCTTACTGACTTTGGTCAGACCGTTAGCTATACGCCTTCTGGCGGCAGTGCCGGCAACGTTACGGCTATCGTTGATAACGAATATGAGGCTGTAGATGCCGGTGGCTCAGTAGCGTTCGCAATCAGTCGCCCAAGATTGACGGCGAGAACGGCGGATATTAGTACCGCTGCCGAGGGCGACACCGTTTCATACGGCGGCAATAACTATGTTGTGCGAGTAGTTATGGCCGATGGAACTGGAATCACTGAGCTTTTATTGGAGCAACAATAATGGCTCATGTGCGTAAGTCCATTAGGGACAACATTGTTACGACTTTGACCGGGTTAACGACTACCGGCAGTAACATATATCGCACCAGGGTCTATCCGCTGGCAGAAAGTAAACTGCCCGGATTGGCCATTTATACGCGGGACGAAACCACTGGATACGACACCATCGGATTGCCCCGCACTCAGATGCGCAACCTGACAGTCGCGGTAGAGATATATGTCAAGGGAACCAGCAACTACGACGATACGCTGGACACTATATGCACTGAAATTGAAGAAGCCCTTTACACCGACTTAACCAGGGGCGGGTACGCGAAGGATACGAACATTAACAGCATGGATGCTGAATTTAGTGGGGAAGGTGATCAGCCTGTTGCTAGAGCAACGCTTACATTGGCAATCACCTATGCAACTAAAGAAAACGACGTTGAAACGGCGGTATAGCATGATTGAAATGATTAAAAATGGTACTACCATTGGCGCTCACCCAACCAAGGTTGAGTGGCTGGAATCAAACGGCTGGACTCGTAAAGAGTACAAGCAAGTTGATAAAAAACCTGTTAAAAAACAGGCAGTTAGCAAAACTAAAGATAATCCAAAGGAGGATTAACCTATGGCTACGCATAAAGGCCAAGAGGGTGTAGTGAAAGTCGGCTCTAACGCTGTAGCCGAGGTTCGTTCTTTCAGCATTGAAGAGAGCGCTGACACCGTAGAAGACACAGTGATGACCGATGTGGCTCGAACTTACATCAGCACACTTACCAGCTTCACTGGTTCAGTGGATGTGTTTTGGGATGAGACAGACACTAATGGGCAAATCGCACTCGCAAACGGCAATACCGTTACGATTGAGTTTCATCCAGAAGGAACCGCCAGCGGCGACACCTATTACTCTGGCTCTGCTATCGTGACAGGTTTCAGTCGTAGCGCGTCATTTGACGGCATGGTTGAAGCAACGATCACGTTGCAAGGTTCTGGAGCATTAACGACCGCCACAACTTAATGGCCGGTTTAATAGATGAAGCGGTTGCCCATTTCAGCAACCGCGAAGTCAGAAGCATTGAAGTGCCAGAGTGGAACGTCAAGCTGTACGCCAAGAAACTAACCTTGGATGACAAGTCGAGATGGGCCAAACGAGCGGAAGGGGATGCGACAGATTATATTGTCTATGCCTGTATCTTTGGATTGCAGGATGACAAAGGCGAGCAAGTATTTGGCTTAGAAGATAAGGTCAAGCTCAAGAAGTCTGTTGACCCGGAAATCGTAACCCGCTTGGGCAACTTTGCCCTGGCACTGGATGCTGAAAGCGAGGAAGAGCGCGAAAAAAACTAATAGATGGTCAAGGTCAGCCTACTGAGCTATTCATGATGTACGAGCTTGCTAGTCGCCTTGGCCAACCGCTCTCAACAATACAACAAATGACTGTCGATGAGTTTAATCATTGGTGGACTTACTTCCGGCTAAAGCAGGAACTCGCAGATGGCAGAAATCGCTAAATCAGTCCTAACCCTAACCGCTGACGGCTCCGGGCTTACCGCTGCAAGTAAGCGCGCCGAAGGAGACTTACGTCGAATCGGCAAGGCGGGTAAAGACCTAAATACCAACATGCGATTGATGCGCGGCGGTTTTGGTCAGATAGGTCATCAGGTACAGGACGTTGCAGTCCAACTTCAAGGCGGCACCGACGCAATGATTGTGTTTGGGCAACAGGGATCGCAGATTGCATCTTTGTTTGGCCCAGGCGGCGCGATGCTGGGTGCTGTTTTAGCTATATCCGCTGGGATAGCGGGGCCGCTCATTGATGCTTTAACGGGAGCTAGTGGCGCTTTAAGGGACTTAGAGGAAAACGCCAATGCGTCCATCCCAAGTCTTGAGGGTATGATAGCCCTAGAAAGAAAATTAGCAGAAGAATCATTAAGAACTCGTTTAGCAAGCCTGGAAGAAGCAAGAGCCGAGGCCATAAGACTACACGCCGAGGCAAGAGATGAGCTTAGAGAAAAAGAAGAGGGGTATTTCAGTAATTTAAGAGCGAATAAGGCAGCTGCTGAGAAAGCCAGAGAAGAAATGGCTGAGTATCAAAAGCAAATTGATACAGCTACCGTCGCTATAGAAAAAATCACTCTAGCTTTAGACCCCGCTGCCCAAGCTCAAATGAAATATGAAGAGCAGCTAGGCAAAACCAACGAATCTCTGCAAGAGCAAATAAACACGTTCGGCATGAACATCGTCGAAATCGCCAGATACAAAGCGGAACAAGATGGGGTTACTACTGCATTAGAAAACACGAACATCGCCCTCACTCAGCAATTGTTTCTATTGCAAGAACAGAAAAAAGCCAATGAGCAAGCAGCTAAGGATGCTGAGTCTTTAGCTAAAGCAGAAGCAGACGCTCAAAGAATAATAGACCGAGAACAGCAAAAGGCATTTGAGAAAGAAGCGAAGCAAAAAGCTAAGGCATTGGCTGATGACGAGAAAGCCAAACAAACAGCTATAAAAGGCGTTAGTGAACAGCTTAATAACCTGGACGCGAGCAATAAAAAAGTCTTTGCAATGCAAAAGGCTTACCGTATGGCCGAAGCCACAATGGCTGCTTACCAGGCCGCAACGAATGCTCTGGCGGCACCATTCCCGTTTCCGATCCCGCAAGCGATGGCCGGCGCTGCACTGACTTTGGGTTTGGCTAATGTGGCTAATATCCAAGCGCAATCATTTGAAGGCGGTGGATTCACAGGCCGCGGCGCTCGCGCTGGTGGTTTGGACGGAAAGGGAGGCAGGATGGCGATGGTTCACCCGAATGAAACGATTATTGACCACACCAAGGGCCAGGGCGCGGGAATCACCATCGTTAACAATGTTGATGCTAGTGGTGCTGGGGCAGATGTAGACCAAAAGATACAAGCTGCCATGCAAAGGACATCGCAAGCCACAGTGCTTCAGATTCAAGACCTCATGAAGCGTCGGAGATTCTTGTAATGACTACATTCGCATTTCCGTCGATTACACCATCAAGCAGCACGTTTGAGCTAGTTACTAACACTAGGACCTACCGCTCACCGCTAACAAATGCGATTCAGACTGTAGGGCGCAGGGGTTCGTTATGGCGAGCCACGTTACAATTCAACAACCTTACAGGCGCAGATCGTGCGACCATGCAAGCGTTTGTTACTAAACTCAACGGACAAGAACATCGCTTTAACCTACACGACCACTCTTTTACCCGCCGCGGTACCGGAGGCGGTACGTTACGAGTAAACGGTGGCAATCAGTCTGGCGCTAGTTTGGTATGTGATGGCGCAACAGCTAGTGTTACTAACTACCTCAGAGAAGGTGACTATGTTTCGTTTGGTAACGAATTACACCTAATCACGGCAGATAGTAATTCTGATGGCTCTGGTAACGTCACATTGTCTATTGCACCACCGATTAGAAAGTCACCAGCAAACGATACGGCCATTGATTACACATCGCCCGTTAGTGGCGTGTTTATGTTGGCTAGTCCTGCATCTTGGTCTAATCAACCGGGCATCATATCCAGTTTTACAATCGAAGCGGTTGAGGATGTTCTGGCGTGAGCCGTGATTTTCCCACAAATGTAGCTGCGGCGTTAATCGCCGATCATGTGGCGACGGTTACATTCGTTAAACTAGAGTTTTCTAATGGCACGCTATACCTGCACAACTCAATTGGTACTTATACTTGGGGCAGTCAGAACTGGCTAGGCGTTGGGGATTTGGGAGACATATCGGCGATAGAAGAAGGGGCCGAAGTTAGCCCATATAAAATTACGTTGAGCCTGTCTGGTATCGACTCGACCATCAGTAACGCGGCGTTGAATACAGATTACTATATGCGTCCGGTTACGTTGTATATCGGGGCACTTGATGCAAATGACGATTTATTAGCCAATCCAACCGAAATATGGGCTGGGTTCATGGACTTGATGACAGTATCCCTGGGAGATGAGGGCGGCGATGAAATATCGCTAATCGCCGAGAGCGAATTAGCAAAGTTTGACCGCGCATCGAATCGTAAATATACCGACGCGAACCAGCAAACCGCATTCTCTGGCGACCTATTCTTTGGATTCTTGAAAGACATAGAAGGGGCCAAAATTCAATGGGGAGCGGCTGGTAAATCTGGCGTTACTGGGGAAAACAATGGCCCGGTGAGGCCGATGTATGATGAAACGCGCTAATGAAGGTCTTAGCCGCACTCAATAAGTGGCAACGTCGGCAATTCAATTACGGCGATGCCGATTGCTGTCAGTTTGCAGCTTTTATCGTTAATGAGTTGACCGGCAAGGATTATGCGGCAGATTTTAGATACCAATCTGAGCTAGAAGCCGACAATATAATCAATAAATTCAATGGCTTGAAAGGTTTGATTGTGTCGATTCTAGGAGAGCCATCTAATGAGCTAAAAGATGGTGATCCCTGTCTTCTGGCCGTCCCACTATGCGGAGAACTCATGGGCGTTAAATTAGGCTCTCACATTGTCGCACTAACCGAAAAAGGTATGGTTCGTATCAATGAGCGTTATTTAGTCTGCGGTTGGAGCGTGTAGATGGGACAAGTTGTAATCCCATTTTTGGTCAAATTAGCCAATATCGGTGTGGCTGTAGCGAGCACTGTTGGTGCCGGAGCAGCGGTTGCTGGTGCTGGTTTGTATGTGGCCGCCGCTGTTGGGGCTGCCGCAATTATAGGCGGCGCAAGGTTTGCCACATCTCTTATGGCCCCGGATTTAACCAGTGCCATAAATGACAACTCATCTTCCAGACAATCGACAGTCAGAAGCACATTAGAACCACAGAAATTAATCTATGGCGAGGCTTTGGTGTCTGGGCCGATTACGTTTGTAGGTACGGCTGGCGATAAAAATCAAGACCTATATCATCAAATCGCATTGGCCGGGCACGAAGTCCACAGCATTACCGACATCTATTTCGATGACCAGATTATCGCTAACTCCACTATTAACTCTGGGAATGCAGCGGGTGGCGATGTCACGAGCGGCGACTTTGGCCCTATCGACAGCACTACTATCTGTAAGATTAACAAGCACCTAGGGACATCGACCCAAACGGCAGATGCAGACCTAGAAGCAGCGTTTAGTGAATACACTAGCGCCCACAAAGGCAAGGGCATTGCTAATATCGTAACCAAATGGATTCTAAACGATGAGTCCCAATCCGTATGGGATCAGAAACGGCCTAACAACATAAAAGCCCTAGTTAAAGGCAAAAAAGATATCTACGACCCGCGTCTGGATACATCTGTGGGGGCCAATCCTACCAATTCGAGTTATCAGGCATGGACGGACAACCCTGCGCTGTGCATAGCTGATTACTTGACGAGTTCGACCTTCGGGTTAGGTATCGCTGCGGCCAAGATTGATTGGGATGCGATAGTTACTGCGGCGAATGCTTGTGATGCAAGCGTGCCAATCCCCGGCTCTACCACTGAAAAACGTTTCACGTGTAACGGTGTAATTTTTGGCACCGACCAACACCGCCAGAACATCGACAAGATTCTAAGTGCGATGAATGGCAACCTGACTTATACATCGGGTAAATACACGGTCAGAGCGGGCGTGTACGCGGCTCCTAGCGAGTCTTTGGGCGAGGATGACCTGGCGGGGCCTGTAATAGTCAAAACGTCTGTAGAGCGTTCTCAGCGGTTTAACAAGATTACGGGAATGTATGTATCCCCCGATGATAACCACAAGTCGGTAGAATTCCCGCCAGTACAACTGACTGCGGCCTTGCAGCGTGACAACAACGAAACGCTAGTCCGCAACATCAGCTTACCGATGACCAATACCAGCTACATGGCGCAGCGTATTGCAAATAAACTTATTCAGCTAAGCGACCAGCAAAAGGTGATCACGTTCCCATGTAATTTATCTGGGTTGCGTGTAGCGGTAGGTGACCGAGTAAGCATCACCCTTAGCGACTTGGGATACTCAAACAAGGTATTCCGCTGCGTTGGTTGGTCGTTCTCGGAGTCTAATGCTAATGGCGTTAACTTAACGCTGATCGAAGATGACTCAGGTAGTTACGCTGACCCTGCGGTTATTGAATACTCGACGGTAAGCCCTACTGGGGTTATTACGGCTGGATTCCCCGGCGTACCCGATCCCAGCAACTTAACGGCTACGGCTGGCTTAAAGAACATCGAGCTGAACTGGACTAACCCCACTGAGACTAGCCGATTCAACGAGATTGCTGTTTACGCCTCGCCTAACTCTAGCTGGGCAAGCAAAGTCGAGATTGGTCGCGTACGAGGTACGCAGTTTATTCACGATGCCTCTAACGCCGCTGACCCAATAAGCCCCGGCGATACCCGTTATTATTGGATTCGCGCACTAGCTTACGGCGCGGGTACTGGCGCGGGTATCGAGTCGGATAGAAACCCAGACAACGATACCAGCACGATAAGTGCAACCTGTGGTCGCGTTAACTGGACGGATGTTCGAGGCTCGACAGATGCGCCTGATGACAACGCAACAGTCGGTGGTACGTTTGGCACTAACATCTATGACGGTTCGGGAAACATCGTTGGGTTTACCACTGTTCAAAACAGCGTATTAGCGCAAGAAATACTTAACGTAGAAATCGAAGCCGGACAAGTTCTTGATTTAGAAACTGGCGCTGATGTTGATATTCAAAACCTTGGCGATGTTGCTATTTACGTAAGCGACAACTCTACGACATTACAAGGCAACATCAACACGGTTAGCACTAGCTTATCTAACCTAGAAAATACCGTTGCAGATATCACATCTGGAACATCTGATGTTTTCGTAAGTGCATCGGCACCCGTCGCAGGGGTTGGTGGTGTGCCAAACCCAATTCCAACGTTCAGCCGTTGGTATGATTCGGATGATAACAACCATCCCTACTACTGGACGGGCAGCGCGTGGGTTAGCTTAGAAGACCCGCGCATCGCTAGTAATGCGTCATCAATAACTAGCCTAAACTCTAACCTAAGCACGACAAACACTAACGTAACGACTGCGCAAACGACTGCGGACAGTAAAATCGTCGCATTGTTTCAAGATGATGAGCCATCAACGTCTGGTAGAACTACAGGTGACTTATGGTTTGATACGAATGATTCCAATAAGGTCTATCGGTTTAATGGAACCGCATGGGTTTCTGCGCGTGATGCTGGCATTCAGACTGCCATAACTAACGCGGCATCAGCGCAATCTACAGCAGATGGCAAGATTGATTCGTTCTACCAAGACGATGAACCAGCAGGATCGGCCAGCAGTCTAGGTGATCTTTGGTTTGATACCAATGACGGTAACAAAGTCTACCGATATAGCGGTAGCGCATGGGTCGCAGCGCAGGATTCACAGATAGCCACGGCGATTAGTAACGCAGCCACAGCACAATCTACTGCTGATGGAAAGGTTACAACATTCTTTGGAGCAAGCGCCCCAACAGCAGAAGGCATTGGGGATCTTTGGTTTGATACCTCAGATAAAAACAAGCTCCATCGTTGGTCGGGTAGTTCATGGGTAGAGTCACGCGATACTGACATCCCCACAGCGATTGCTAACGCGGCGACTGCTCAGGCTACAGCAGACGGTAAGATTGTTACTTTCGTACAAGACGATGCGCCCACTGCTACGGCTACGGGCGATTTGTGGATAGACAGCAACGATAACAACAAACTCTACCGCTGGTCGGGGTCAGCTTGGGTTGCTGTTAGAGATGGCGGGATTGACGCAAATACTAGCGCAATCAATGTCCTAGATACGACAGTGACAAACCTAGATGGCACTGTGACTGCTTTATCGGCGTCGAATACTACGCTGGTCAGTGACCTAAAAGTTCGCACGAAGATACAAGATGAAAGCAACGACAACATCGAAACGGAGGCTAGTGCCGACGTTGAGACTGAAACGCTGGATAACGTCACGGCTGCGCTATCCACTGCCGACCAAACTTTGCAAACGCAAATCACGGCGACTGATGAAACAGTAACCCAGCAATCGACTCAGTTAACTAGCCTGAGTTCATCGTTAGACACCGTTATTGCAACCACTGGCACTAATGCAACAGCTATTGCCGCTAACTCTACCGCTGTCAGCGGATTAGATACCCGCGTCACATCGGCAGAAGGCTCTATCACCGCACAAGCATCGGATATCACTTCGCTGCAATCTGGTCTGACTACGGCAAACAGCAACATAACAACCAACGCCACAGCGGTCAGTGGGCTGGATACCAGAGTAACGACAGCCGAAGGAACAATTACTTCTCAGGCGTCAGACATTACAACGCTACAATCCAGCGTGACCACAGCAAATAGCAACATCACAACCAATGCGACTGCAATATCAGGGTTAAGCACTAGAGTCACAACAGCAGAGGGGTCTATCACAAGTCAGGCTGCGGATATCACAACCCTGCAATCTAGCTTAACGTCAGCGAACACGAACATCACTGCAAATGCTACGGCAGTCACTAGCTTAGGCACCAGA